CTCGGCACCCAGACCGGTTGGGCTCTGCTGGACCGTGACGGCGACATCAGCAGTGGAACCGAAGGGTTCAAGCCACAGCGCTTCGAGGGTGGCGGCATGCGCTACCTCCGCTTCAAACGCTGGCTCACCGAACTCAAGCAGGTTGCTGATGGTTTGGATGCCGTGTTCTTCGAAGAGGTCCGTCGTCATGCCGGCGTCGATGCCGCGCACGCCTACGGCGGTTTCATGGCCCATCTGACTGCCTGGTGCGAACACCATCAGATCCCGTACCAGGGCGTTCCGGTTGGCACGATCAAGAAGCACGCGACCGGCAAAGGCAACGCAAGCAAGGACGACATGATCGCTGCCGCCCGGCTTCTTGGATATGCGCCTACGGATGACAACGAGGCCGATGCCCTGGCGATCCTGCACTGGGCCATCCAGATCTACCACGATGGGCAGGAGGTGTGACATGAAGATCCCCACACCTCAGTACCGCAGCCCGCTGGGACGGCTCGTGCCAGAGCCCCGACGAGATCCCGAAGAGATCAAACGCGAGGGATGGCTCGACCAGCACATCCTCGTCATTTCACCCGAGGACACACGACTCGACTGGTCCGAGCGTGAGCTGCTCCGTCGCATTGGCAACCGCCTGTATGGGAACAAGGAGCGTCGCCATGGCTGAATGGAGCATCGATGAACTTGCAGATCGTTTTGTCGAGGCTGCACGCACTGCACATCGATTGCCCCCTGTGCGGGTGCAAGGCTATTTCAACGTCTGGCCGACGATCGTGCGCACGGAGTTCGAACGCCTGGCCTCCGACGATCCTGCACCCATCCGTTTTCCGCCGAGCCCTGCCGATGTCGACAGAATGCTGGAGGTCATGCGATGGGTGCAGTGTTTGGAGATGGACCAACGACACCTCGTGTGGATGCGGGCGGAGCGGTATCGCTGGTCAGAGATCGCCAAGCGCTTCGGTTGTGCACCGCGCACGGCACAACGACGGTGGGACATGGCCCTGCATCTCGTGGCACTCCATCTGGCATCGGGAAATTAAGTGAAGTTGCTGGTGGCTGCTAACGAGCGCCAGCCATTGCTAACGCTTGATGGGATTGCACGCTTTCCGGCGTGTCGCGTTTTGCGGCGATCGAGGGTAAATTCTCTCTATGGTTGCGAGAGCTGTGTCTCGCATCGAATCGACTTGTAGCCCGCCCGGAGCATCGCTCTCGGCGGGCTTTTCATTTATGAATGCCGATGAGCGCGCTGCAGATCCACTACCGTCCGATCGACTCGCTGATCCCGTACGCCCGCAATGCCAAGCAGCACTCGGATGCCCAGGTCGCGCAGATCGCCGCCAGCATCCGCGAGTTCGGTTGGGGTGCGCCGATCCTGATCGATGGCAAGAACAATGTGATCGCCGGCCACGGTCGCCTGCTGGCTGCCCGCAAGCTCGGCATGACGGAGGTTCCGGTCGTCCCGCTGGAGCATCTGACGGACACCCAACGTCGGGCGCTGATCCTGGCTGACAACAAGATCGGCGAGAACGCCTCCTGGGAAGACGAACTGCTGGGCATTGAGTTGTCCGAGCTGAAAGACGCCGGCTTCGACCTCGGCCTGACAGGCTTTTCTCCCGACGAATGGGAAGCGCTGATCGCAGGCGACGAAGCTACCAAGGACGGGCTCACCGACGACGATGCTGTGCCGGAAGTGCCTGAAACACCCATCTCCAAAACGGGCGACGTGTGGTTGCTGGGCGATCACAAACTGCTGTGTGGCGACGCCACCAAGACGGACGACTACAAGCTGCTGCTCGGTGACGAATTGCCGGACATGGCTTTCACCGATCCACCGTACAACGTGAACTACGCCAACACGGCCAAGGACAAATTGCGCGGCAAGAATCGTCCGATCCTGAACGACAACCTGGGCGACGGCTTCGAAGCATTCCTGCTTGCCGCCTGCCAGAACATCTTGGGCGTCACCAAGGGCGCCGTCTATGTCGCCATGAGTTCCAGCGAACTCGACACCCTGCAATCGGCCTTCCGCGCTGCCGGCGGTCGCTGGTCGACCTTCATCATCTGGGCCAAGAACACCTTCACCCTCGGACGCGCCGACTATCAGCGCCAGTACGAGCCGATCCTCTATGGCTGGCGTGACGGCACCGATCACTACTGGTGTGGCGCCCGTGATCAGGGCGACGTCTGGAACATCAAGAAGCCGGCCAAGAACGATCTGCACCCGACCATGAAACCGGTGGAACTCGTCGAGCGCGCGGTGCGCAACAGCAGCAAGACCAAAGACATCGTGCTCGATCCGTTCGGCGGCTCCGGCTCCACGCTGATCGCCTGCGAAAAATCCGGCCGCCGTGCCCGTCTGATCGAACTCGATCCGAAGTATGTCGATGTGATCGTGCGCCGCTGGCAGGACTACACGGGGCAAGAAGCGATACGCGCCAGTGATGGCGCGAAATTCGGAACGGTGCCGGAGGCGGATCAGCCGGTGATGGCGTAGATCCGCTCGCCGCCGTTCACCTTGGTCGACGTGATCGTCAGGCCCAGCTTCTTCTTGAAGGCGCCAGCAAAGGTGCCGCGCACCGTGTGCGGCTGCCAGCCAGTCACCTCAACGATCTGCGCGATGGTGGCGCCCTCCGGTCGCTTGAGCATCGCGATCACCTGGGCCTGCTTGCTGTTCTCGCGCGTGCGCGGCTTGGCTTGTTCGATGGCCTCGTCGATCGCCTTGGCGCTGACCGGCGCCTTGCGCGGTACGCCCAGCGCCTCGTAACCCTCGGCGGCGATGAACCAGTCGTCGCCGGTGTTCGTGATCAGAGTGCGGTTGGACAGTCCGTCGAGAACCTTCTTGCGCGCGCCGCCTTTGATGTGGTCCGGGAACCAGGTGATCTTGCCCTCGGTGTGTTGATGGGCATAGGCCAGGATGGCGTGTTGGGCGGGTGTGAGCTGAGTGGTCATTTGGATCTCCGTCGACGTGGTTGATGGTGTTCGCATGAACGCTTCAATCCGCCACGAAGACAAGTCGTTTCGGCGCATTCGTCGCTTCTTTCTTGAACAGGCCATCGATGCCCCGCAAAGCCCCCACGCCCTGTCGCCACCCCGGTTGCGGCAAGCTGGTCCAGGACGGCTCCGGCTACTGCGCCGAACATCAGCGGAACAAGGTCGGCTGGTACCAGGACCGTCGCAGTGCGCATCAGCGCGGGTACGGCGCGAAGTGGCAAAAGCTGCGCGCCTTCGTCATGCGACGCGACCAAGGGCTGTGCCAGCCGTGCAAACGGTCCGGACGCCTGACGCCGGCCGTGGCGGTGGACCACGTCGTGCCCAAGTCACAAGGCGGCGCCGACCACCCCGACAACTGCCAGGCGATCTGCCACCGCTGCCACGTGCTCAAAACGGCCCAGGAGTCGCGCCAACCGCGTGACCCGGCGTTCAAGCCTGGGGCGCCCGGCAACGACAGCTTTTGATGCCCCCGGGTAGGGGGTGAAATCCTTGGGCGCGATTCGCAAAAGACCGCGCGCCCCGTCAAATTTTTCCGCGTGCAAATTGAAACAGGGGGGACTCCCCCTGCGAGGACCCGAATCCAATGGCCGGACGCAAGCCGCTGCCCACCACCGTCAAGCAAATCAAGGGCACGCTGCAGAAGTGCCGCACCAACCTGCGGGAGCCCAAGCCGCAAGGGGATCTGGTCGAGCCACCAGAGTACATGAGCGAGGGCGCGAAGTCCGCCTGGCGCTATGCGCTGGAATGCGCACCGCCGCACCTGCTCAAGAAACTCGACATGTCGGTCCTTGAAGTGTGGGCCTGCGCCGCTGATCTGTACCGCAAAGCGCAGGCCGGCATCAGCAAGACCGGACTGCTCGTGAAGGCGCCGAACACTGGCGTGCCGATGCAGTCGCCGTACCTCGCCATTGCCAACAAACAGGCGCAGATCATGACCAAGGCCGCGACCGAGATGGGCTTCACGCCGGCATCGCGCTCCCGTGTCACGCTGCCCATGGAAGCCGCTGAGGACGATCTCGATCCTTGGGCGGACATCGCGGGATAGATGGAATGATGGCAACCCAAGCGCGTATCGATGTTCATCTGCTGACCCTCAACGAGCCTGATGAATGGCGCGAGGCCTGCATCGCCAGCCTCGCGGGCGCACCGATCCAGTTGCACGTCTTGCCGGGAATTCCTGGTCGCATCGGCCAGGCGCGTGCCGCTGGCTACATGCAAGGCACTTTGCCCCTGGTGTCCTTCGTCGATCCCGATGACCGGTACGAAGCCAGCACCTTCACTCAGCTGGCTGATGCGCTCGATGCTAACCCGCAGGCCGTGATGGCCTACACCGACGAAACGCTGACCGACGAACGTGGACGAGACATTGCTATGCGGCGCCTCCCCTACAGCCGCCAGCAGCACGAGGGCAGCGCCAGTCATGTGCACGGCCTGATCGTGATGCGTCGATGGGCCGTCGAAGCCGTGCTGAAAGAAACCACCGACATCAACAATTTTTCCGACTGGCTGCTGACGCTGCTGGTTGCCAAGGCAGGCGAAGTGCTGCACCTGCCCGTCATCGGACGGCATTGGCGACAGCATCCGCGCCAAAGCCATCGCATGGGCGACCTTGGGGCCGTCCGGCGCGTTCGCCAGTCTTTGGATTTCTCGCCCGATGAGCTCTAACTACGCCACCGTCGCTCGTCGCTACGCCGAAGCGGTGGTGGCCGGAGAAATCCTGGCCTGCCGCTGGGTGCAACAGGCCTGTCGCCGGCAGCTCGATGATCTGGCCCGGTACACGGGCAAGGCCAGCCCCTACCGCTTCAACCCGAAGTTGAAGGACAAGGAAGGCCGGACCTTTCAGCCCGCCGACAACCTGTGCGCCTTCATCGAGCGGCTGCCGCACGTCAAGGGGCCGCTGGCCGGTGAGCCGATCAGCCTGGAACCGTGGCAGGTGTTCATCCTCTCGACGGTGTTCGGCTGGGTGAAGTCCGACGGCAAGCGACGGTTCCGCCGTTCTTACATCGAGGTGCCGCGCGGCAACGCCAAGTCCACGCTGTCCTCGGCGGTGGGCCTGTACATGCTGGCCGCCGATGGCGAGGGGGGCGCCGAGGTGTATTCACTGGCCACCACGCGTGACCAGGCGCGCATCGTGTTCGGCGACGCGCAGACCATGGCGCGGCGCAGTGCCGGCTTTCGCAGCCGCTTCGCGGTGAACGTCGGCGCGCACAACATGCATGTGCTGGCCAGCGGCTCCAAGTTCGAGGCGCTGTCGGCCGAGGGCTCGACGCTGGACGGCTTGAACATCCACTTCGGCTGCGTCGATGAGCTGCACGCCCACAAGACGCGCACGGTCTATGACGTGGTCGAAACCGGCACCGGTAAACGCGACAACTCACTGCTCTGGGTGATCACCACCGCCGGCAGCAACCGCGCCGGCATCTGCTACGAGGTGCGCACCTTCGTCACCAAGCTGCTCGACGGGGTGATCCAGGACGACACCCAGTTCGGGATCATCTACGGGCTGGATGACGGCGACGCCTGGGATACCGAGCCGGCGCTGATCAAGGCCAATCCCAACTGGGGCATCTCGGTGCGCCCGGAGGTGCTGGGACCGCTGCAGGCCAAGGCCATGCAGTTGCCCAGCGCCATCAACAACTTCAAGACCAAGCACCTGAACGAGTGGGTCAACGCCGACACGGCGTGGATGGACATGCGGGCCTGGGACGCCTGCGGCGACTCCACGCTCGATCTCGACGCCTTCGAGGGCCAGCCCTGCTGGGTCGGGCTGGATCTGGCCAGCAAGACCGACATCGCGGCGCTGGTGCTGGTGTTCCAGCATCCCGACATCGCTGATGCCTACGCGGTGTTCGGCAAGTACTACCTGCCCGAGGACACGGTCCAGGCCGCCGGCAACAGCCAGTACCCAGGCTGGATGCGTACCGGGCGGCTGACCGTGACGCCCGGCAATGTGATCGATTTCGGCTGGATCGAGGCCGACCTGACGGAGATGGCCTCGCGCTTTCAGATCCAGGCCGTGGCCTTCGACCCGTTCCAGGCCACGCAGCTCTCGACCCGCATGCTGGCTGAGGGCCTGCCCATGATCGAGGTGCGGCCGACGGTGCTCAATTTCAGCGAGCCGATGAAGACCCTGGAGGCGCTTGTGCTGCAGAGGAAGCTGGTGCACGACGGCGATCCGGTACTGGCCTGGATGGCCTCCAACGTGGTCGCGCATCTGGACGCCAAGGACAACATTTACCCGAGGAAGGAGCGCCCGGAGAACAAGATCGACGGCATCGTCGCTCTGATC